GGAAATTGGTCACGGAGTTGATAATATCGAGATCTTCTTTTTTAAAATCTCCAACACCGGATCGAGAAGCGGCATTGAGGGCCAAACTTATTGGCAGGGTATTATTCCGCCATAAGTTCAAATTCTTAGCCCCCAAACCACCTGCCATGTAGAGTTCTGAATTAATAGTAACAAATTTCTTGCTCAAATAGTTCTTACCAAGGGAAAGTTTCAGACCTAGTAGTGACGTTGTGAATTTCCAATTTACATAAAACTCACGAGGTCCCACAGCTGCGAGGTCGTCACCGTTGAAGCGGGCTCTGACCCGGCGAATCTCCTCAACAGAGAGTCGCCGATCCAGAGTCAGCTCCCATGCGGCAACGACAGCGCACAGATTCAGCAAATTGAGGATCCTGAAAGATAAACAGGAACCCATCAATTGACCAGTTCGCTGATCACGACAACATCTAGTTCCGGAGTCGTCTTCCATACGGAGGACGTGTCCAGTCAACGACAGTAAAACATCCCGGCGATCATTTCCAAATACCATGAAATGGTCACACAGCCTTTCGGCCATGTATTCTGAAGCCCACGACTGAAGATTGTCTGTGGCTGCTTCAAAATCACCTGAGATGTAATACTCTCCAAAACCTAGTGGTCCAAGCGCCTGTTGTAAATAAGACGCATCACACGGACCAGTTGTCAGCTCAAAATGCGATGATTTTGCAAGCTCCCCAATCAAAAAATCATTGAGGGGCTTGACTCGCGCATAAAGAGCTTCCGGGCCTGCAGTAATGACCCGAACCTTGAAACCTTCCTTAAGTCCAATGGCACGACATAACCGTTTACAGCCGTCATCCTCATGCAGTAAGTAGTTGCGCACATCCCAAATGGGCGCATACAGCTCACCGTCTAAGTATGACTCGGTTAATATTAACCCCGCAATTGTCGTGACATCATCTAGAATTGGTACAGAAGAGGTCGGGGGCGAAATACTACCCAATGCCCCACCATGAACTGTCTTACTGTCAACGTGTGCCGAAATTGACGGAACGCAAGGAAAACCTTTCATGCGTATTTCCGCCCAAGCATCACGTGGCTCTTCCCCAAAAACCGATCGAATCACGCGTGCCATAACAGACTCTCTACCGTTCTCACAGTAGAGCAAATCTGCAAAGTCGCGTTCCCACCCGAAAATCACGGGTGTAGTCAACTTAATTTCAGTTTTTTTTAC